TTTAAATCACGGATGTGATTAAGACATTATTAGTAGACGGAGATAATCTGTTTAAAATTGGATTTCACGGGGTTAAAGAGATGTATGACGGTGGTGACCACTTAGGTGGAATTTACCACTTCATCAACATCTTAAGAAAGTTTCTCGAGGAGCACAATCACGATAAGGTGGTGGTGTTTTGGGATGGGGATTCAAACTCATCAATGAGAAAATCATTGTACCCACTATACAAGGCAAATAGAAGACAGGATATGAATGAGTACAAGTACGAATCATATCTACAACAAAAGGCTCGAGTTAAACAATACCTTGAGGAAATCTTCGTACGCCAAGTTGAAATGAATAACAATGAAGCAGACGACCTTATCGCCTACTATTGTAAAATTGCAACCGATGAAAAAATTATCATCTTCTCGGGTGATAAAGACCTTACACAACTTATATCGGAAAACATCACAATCTATTCCCCTGTATCTAAACAATACTATAAGAATGGGGATATGATTGCAATCAACAGGGTAGATATACCACATTACAATGTTCTGATTACAAAAATCTTTACGGGGGACAAGTCTGACAATATCGAAGGTATTGAAGGATTGGGGGAAAAGACTTTATTGAAGTTCTTTCCTGATTTGTTGGAAAAACCCTGCACTATGGAGGAATTACTCTATATTGCACGAAATAACCAGCAAAAGAAAAAACCAAAAGCCCTTGAGAATATTTTGACAGGTAAGACAAAAAGTGGTATACTTGGAGAAGACTTCTACAGGGTAAATAAAAAGATTGTAGACCTTCAGTCACCACTCATTACTTTCGAGGGTATTGAGTTAGTAAAACAAATCCAAACCGATACAATTGACCCAACCGATAGAGGATACAAAAATTTGATGAGAATGATGATGGAAGACGGTCTCTTCAAATACCTACCCAAGAACGATGAAGCTTGGGTAAACTTCCTAAAACCATTTATGAAATTAATAAGAAAAGAAAAACGAAAATTATGATTGATTATACTTTGTCGGATAAATTGAAGATTCAGTATCAAACCGCAAATCCTTTTCCATATATTGTAATTGATAATTTTTTACCAGAATTTTTATTGGAATCCTGTTTAGAGGAAATAAAACAACATGATGAATGGTACTCTAATCAAATGGAATGGGTAGAAGAATTTGAAAGGAATAAGTTTTATTATCCGACGGATTCTACTGATATGAATGAGTTTAAAAAGAAAGTTCCAATTACTAATATGATTACTGAATATATGAATTCAGATTCATTTATAAAATTTTTAGAAAATCTAACGGGTTTTGAAAAATTATATAGAGACCCAATAATGCTGGGTGGAGGTATACATAAGATTAAAAAGGGAGGTAAACTTTCTATCCATATTGATTATAATCAACATCCTGGTAGAAAATGGAAACGCAATCTAAATTTATTATTATATTTGAATAAAGATTGGAAATCAGAATGGGGAGGTAATTTAGAGTTTTGGGATAAGAAATCTTGGGAAAAGAAAATAGAAATTGAACCAATATTTAACAGAGCGGTTATTTTTTCCATTGAAGATGCTCTCCATGGACATCCAATCCCTTTGAATACACCTGATGAAGTTGATAGATATTCTTTAGCGTTGTATTATTTTACTGATGAAATACCCGAATCAGAACATCATGTCATTTTTTATTACGATGAGGACTTAGGAGTTAATAAAAAAGATGATAATATTTTTAAAACAAATTAAAAAACAAACAAAAAATAAAATATGAAAGAGCAGGACAGCACCAAAATGGAATTCCTTTTGACACTGAATGACAACATTGTAGTTCAAAGATTCTTTAATGTTAGAGGGTATAACCCCAAGGCGAAAAACTCACTCGAGTTGTATGAGTTTATCTCAAGTTTAAAAGACGAACTTAAGTATGCTTTGAAAATGAAGACAGTTGTTTATATGTTGGACAACAAAGATGCAATTGCACATGACCCAGCAATTATGAACACATCATACACTGATGGACCAGAAGTATTCAACATTTATGTAAAGGTTGGAGACACGACAATTTGTCATAGAGTTTTTGACGGAAAATTTTATCCACCAAAAGTTCGTTATACAGTGGACGTACGACCATTTTTAAAAGAAGTTCTTCGTGAACTAACTGACATTTTTTCAAACAACAAATTAACTTACAAATATTTGGATTTTGATTTGAGTAAGTAACTATTTAATAATAAGGGGGGATAATTTAGGACACGTATGAACAAAAATTTTGATTATTTAGGGAACACATTTCAGATTCAGTTGCTGAATCAAATCATCGAAGACAAAGAATTTTCATCATCTATTATGGATGTGATTGAGGCTTCTTATTTCGACAATAAGTACTTTAAAATCATCTTACAGATGATTAAGGAGTATCACTCTAAATATGAATCAACACCTAACTTTGAAACTCTTGACCAAATTGTAAAATCTGAGATTACCCAAGAAATGGTTGCTAAGATTGTTTTGGATACACTAAAGCAAGTTAAAGACGCACCGTTTGAGGGAACCTCATTTGTCCAAGAAAAAGCTTTGAAGTTCTGTAAACAACAAGAACTTCAAAAAGCTATGGACAAGGCACAAAAGATTATTACGGAAGGTGATTTTGAGTCTTACGATAAAGTAGAAGGATTAGTTAGAGAGGCGTTACAGGTTGGTGAAATAGAGAAAAACGTATCAGATATTTTCTCAGGACTTGATACAGTATTGGATGAAGATTACAGACACCCAATACCTATGGGAATCACAGGTATTGACAACTTACTTAAAGGTGGATTGGCCAAAGGAGAGATTGGAGTTATTCTTGCACCAACAGGTGTGGGTAAGACAACCATCTTAACTAAAATTGCTAACACAGCATTCAACATGGGTTATAATGTTCTTCAAATATTTTTTGAAGACAACCCGAAGATTGTACAAAGAAAGCACTTCACAATATGGACAGGTATTGAACCTGATAATTTAGCTCTACACAAAGAAGAGGTGTTGGAGAAGATTACAGAGATTCAAGAAACAATGAAGAACAAGTTAATTCTTAAGAAACTTGCATCGGATACTATGACTATGAATCAAATCAAGAACCAAGTCAGAAAAATGATTGCTGATGGTACAAAGATTGATTTGGTATTGGTAGATTATATTGATTGTATATTACCTGAATCAAGTGCTAAGGATGAGTGGAAAGCTGAAGGTTCGGTTATGAGAGGGTTCGAGGCTATGTGTCATGAACTTAATCTTGCGGGTTGGACAGCGACTCAAGGTAACAGAAGTTCAATTTCATCTGAGGTTGTGACTACTGACCAAATGGGAGGTTCAATTAAGAAAGCTCAAGTAGGACACGTAATCATTACTGTAGCGAAGAGTCTTCAACAAAAGGAGATGAATCTAGCAACGATTGCCATCACAAAATCACGTCTTGGTAAAGACGGAGTTGTATTTGAAAACTGTAAATTCAACAACGAACTTCTTGAAATCGATACTGAAAGTTCAGTAACATTCTTAGGTTTTGAGGAACAACAAGAAGAAAGAAAAAGAGATAGAGTTAAAGAACTTTTGGAGAAAAGAAAACAAAGAGAACAAGGTGCAAAATTACCTTAATTAAATATCTACTTTTCTGAAAAAAAACTTATTATTTTTTAATAAAAATTAAGGTCGCTTAGTATACGACCACATATTTATCATTAAAATCGACGATTTTTTGATAAAAAACCTATACTTAAATTTAAACAAATGGACATTTCAAACAGAATTTTATCGGACATTACAGTGTACATGAAGTACGCAAAGTATATTCCTGAATTAAAGAGAAGAGAGACTTGGCAAGAGCTAGTCACAAGAAACATGGAGATGCATATTAAGCAATATCCTAAACTAGAAAAAGAAATTCGTGAGAACTACATGTACGTTTACAAAAAACAAGTATTGCCTTCAATGAGGTCAATGCAGTTTGCTGGAAAACCTATTGAAATTTCTCCGAACAGAATTTACAACTGTGCCTTCGCACCGATTGATGATTGGAGAGTATTCTCTGAAATTATGTTCTTACTTTTAGGTGGAACAGGTGTTGGTTATTCCGTACAAAAACATCACGTTGAGTTATTACCTGAAATCAGAAAACCAAATAAAGAAAGAGGTAGAAGATGGTTAGTTGCTGACTCAATTGAAGGATGGGCTGATGCAATTAAAGTATTAGTTAAATCTTACTTCTTTGGTGGTTCACACATTGAATTTGATTTCAGTGACATCAGACCAAAAGGTGCAAGATTAGTAACGTCAGGTGGTAAAGCACCTGGACCTCAACCATTGAAAGAATGTCTTATTAAGTTAGAAGGTATTCTTGATTCGAAAGAAGATGGTCAGAAATTGAGACCAATTGAAGTTCATGATATGGTTTGTCATATTGCAGATGCGGTATTGGCTGGCGGTATTAGAAGAGCGGCACTTATCTCATTGTTCTCTGCATCAGATGACGAAATGATTGCATGTAAGAGCGGAGCTTGGTGGGAAACAAACCCTCAAAGAGGTAGAGCTAACAACTCAGTTAGTTTAATGAGACACAAAATCGATAAAGATTACTTTATGGATTTATGGAAAAAGATTGAATTAAGTAAAGCCGGTGAACCAGGAATTTACTTATCAAACGATAAAGATTGGGGTACAAACCCATGTTGTGAAATCGCATTGAGACCGTTCCAATTCTGTAACTTAACAGAGGTGAACGTATCAAATGTTGTATCACAAGAAGATTATGAAGATAGAGTTAGAGCAGCATCGTTCTTAGGAACTTTACAAGCGGGATACACTAACTTTCATTATCTAAGACCAATATGGCAAAGAACAACTGAAAAAGATGCCTTAATTGGAATCTCAATGACAGGTATTGGTTCAGGAGCTGTATTAAAATTAGATATGAAGGCGGCATCTAAAGTTGTTAAAGAAGAAAACAAAAGAGTTGCTGAGTTGTTAGGTATTAATGCAGCGGCAAGAACTACAACAGTTAAACCTGCAGGAACAACATCATTAACATTGGGTACATCATCAGGTATTCACGCTTGGCATAATGATTATTATATCAGAAGAGTTAGAGTTGGTAAGAACGAATCAATTTATTCTCACATTAAAGAAAACCATCCTGAATTAGTAGAAGATGAATACTTTAGACCACACGATACTGCGGTAATTGGTATTCCACAAAAAGCACCTGAAGGGTCAATCTTAAGAAACGAATCACCAATCCAATTATTGGAGAGAGTGAAAAAAGTTCAACAAGAATGGATTAAACCAGGTCACAGAAGTGGTTCAAATGCTCACAACGTATCTGCAACAATTTCAATTAGAGAGCACGAGTGGCCAGCAGTTGGAGAATGGATGTGGGAAAACCGTGAGTATTACAATGGTTTATCTGTATTACCTTATGATGGTGGAACATACATTCAAGCACCGTTTGAAGATTGTACAAAAGAAAAGTATGAAGAATTAATGAAAACTCTTCACGATGTAGACTTATCTAAAATTGTGGAATTGGAAGATGACACAGACTTAAGCGGAGAAGTTGCATGTGCGGGAGGAGCTTGTGAAGTAACACTTGTATAAGATGAACAAACAAGATATAAAAAGGGAGAAGCTACAACTTCTCCCTTTTCACTTTTATGAAGAAAATGGTAGAAAAGTTTTTACCGAACAATATCATATAGATAGAGGTTATTGCTGTGGAAATGGATGTAGACATTGTCCATATGACC